GAGCGCCGGCTTTGCGCGTCCCGAAAGGTCACCGATTGCGCGCCCATCCCCCAGGCACATAGAGCCGGCGTCGGTCGCGAAGTGAACGCCGTTCTCAGCGAGAAATGTCAGATCGCTTTCGATCGCGCGAATCATTTTCTCCGCGCGCTTCAATTCGGCGAGCCTGCCGGAGTGTCGATGATACTCAGCACCAAGCATCTCGGCGAAAGTCGACGGTTGCTTGTATGTCGTGAGGCGCGTCATGCTGCCTCCTTGATGCGGAGGGCGCGCGGCTTGCGTTTCTTCGCCGCCGCAATCGCAACCTTCGTCATCGATGCGGCCGACTTCATTCGGTTGCGCTCGATGGCGCTTGCGCAATCGGCCTCGCCCGGATGCGAAATCGACGTACCGCAGATGTCGTGACCATCCATGATCATGTACAGCGTGTGAACGCTGCCCTGCAATGGACGTCGCGCAACGACGTACTTGCCGACCATTACAGGCGTAGTCGGTCGCGGAGCCATCGGGTCGTACGGGACGTGCGTGTGTAACCCGATGGTGTCTCTACGTGTCGGCTCCTGGGGAGCATCAAGCTTTAGTCTTTTCATTTGGCGTCAATCAGTGTCGCCAGCGGCGAGACGCTTGCCGTCCGGCGTGGGTTGGTCTGGTTGTTTCTGCTTTTTCCGTACTTCGGCGCAGTTCGCGAGGCAGATGCGCAGGGCGGGATTGGTGACAGCGTCAGTGGCCGAACCGCCTATGCGGCGGAGACGGAATTCCCTGGCGATATCAGCGTCGGTCACGGGAATTCGCTCGACCATGTCGGCGCCTACACCGTGGCGCGAACAGCCGGTGGAACAGGCGACGCTGCTGGCGGTGGCGCCAGCACGTTGATTCCGATCACGAAAGCTGCGACCAGCATGGTGAGACGGAAGGGAAGCGACTTTTCAAAGTCACTTTGTGAGGTCAGACAGCAGACGTAAATCGCTCGAAGGTCCGCCCGGCGGGCGTCTCCGTGTGCATCTGGCATTGATTTCATGGGATCTCCGGTCATACGCAGACAGGTGCGTAGCTGGAGAATAACCAAACATGGTTATTTATGTCAACCAAGTTTGGTTATTACGGCGCAAGAAAGTAGCTTTGGTCGTTGTGACCTATCGGGAAATGAGGCGTTAGAGGTTAGTTGGTGATGCGATCGCGCTTGTCGATCCAGCGGGCAAAGGCGTGCGAAAGAAGGCAAATTAAGGAATCGAGCCATGGCACCGTGTTGATATACGACGCTGCCATGAGAAGGGCCGGAATGAGGATGGAAAGGGTTGTCGCGCCTGACTGTCGGTGGCGATCCGCATGCCAGCGGGTTGTGCGTGCCAGACGGTCCAGCTCCTTTGCAAATCGCATACACACGGCCGGCTCGATGCCGATGGCGGTGGTCTCGATGCTTCCGTCTGCCCGGAGAAAGACTGCGGCGGCCGCGATTGGGCTATTCGATGCTAGATCGATGCTTTGGCTGATTTTCCGCTTTACATGTGTCTGGCGGTTCAAAACGTCCGGGATATTTGCTTTGACCCCATTATTAAAATCGCGGCGAAATTCACCGATTTTTTTTATGCTTGCGAGGGATGACTTGGTCTCGTTCATTGGATTCTGTTGTCTGTTGGTTTAACCTCTCAGGACCAACAGCGGCGACGTCCAGTTTCTCTGAGTCAGTAGGCTCGGAGATCTGGCTGAACTCCAATGCAGGGCGATGTCCGCGCTTTAAATGACCATCAATAACAAACGAAATGAATGCTTCGACCTTTTCTTTATCTGCTTTGGGCAACGCAGAATATTGTTTACGGTCGTACTCGACATAACTTGAATCTCGGTCAGTCGTTAATTCCCCAACTGTCACGCCTAACGCGCGCGCGACGTCGTCGAGTAAGTCCAGCCTGGCTTCGACCTCGCCTCTTATCAATCGGCCAATAGAGCTTTGGGCAACGCCCGCTTTGCGCGACAACCCGAGCTGGGTGTTGCGACTGGGATCTGACGTCTCCATCAGGCGGCGGATGTTGTCAGCGACGATCTGTCGGGTCGGTTTGGTCTTCATGGACCGAATGTTGCCAACAATGGTTACGCAAGTGCGGTGACTTGCGTAGGGTTCTTGCTTGTCAATATAACCAAGATTGGATAACATCGGGGCCTATTTCACCTTTTGGAGGTCGCGATGACCGATCCACGCGAAGAGTTGTTGGCGACCGTTCTGCGTCGTTTGGGGCGCGAAAAGGGCAATCTTCGGCGCATCTCCGAGGAGACCGGAGTCCCATACCCGACCCTCACGAAGATCTCCAGCGGCGCCGTTACCGATCCCCGCGTCTCGACTGCTCAAACCCTGTTCAATTATTTTGCGGGTCGACCGGAGCAGGCGGCGGCGGCCGAGAGCGCGTACGCAACGCACTGAGGTTGTCTTTCGAAGCATGGCATTTACCAGTGTGAGCGTTCGTAAATAGTACGAACTGGCGCACCCGGTAACCAGAATGAAAAGCCGTATCTACAAAGACAAATTGGGGTTCAGATGACCTGCAGATACAGCGGCACAGACTGGCTCGACGTTCTCTATACGTCGATCCGAAACACGCCGGGGGGCGTCGCAGACGCAGCTGCGTTCCTGACGAATCGGCGTGGAAAGAGCATCGGTACCGAATCGCTCCGGCTGCGTTTGCGCGGCGAAGGCGAAAACCGTCTCTCGATGGAAATGTTTGAGCTGCTCATCGAATGGATGGAGGAGAAGCGTCAGCCGCACCACGTCGACGCGATTCACGCACTCAATGCGCGATTCAACATGCGGGCGACGCCGGCCGACGACGTCGATACTGAAAGCAGTGTCGACGGCGTTGCGCTCGATGCGCTGCACCTTGCGCAGCAGACGGGCGTCGTCGCGGGTGAAGTCAGCACAGCGCTCGCCGATGGGCGGATCACGGAGCCGGAAGCCGATGCCATCGTGGTCGCAGCGCGGACGCATCAGCGCGTGGTGGACCGGTTGATCGGTGCCGTCCTGCGCCTGAGCAAATCGGGCCGGCAGTAATCGATGCGCTGCAAACCGGGAATGGCGTGCTGCAATCCTTACCGCGAGCAAGTGGGGCTTTCGTGCGACTACGGGTGGCAGATCGGCTGCGGGACGAACGAGCTGGCACGCCTGGCCACGCATACGCCGTCCAGTGTTCCACAGTTCCTGTCCGCGCTGCTGCAGACCTTTCCCCTGTCTGCGGGCGTTATCGCTGAGCATGCGGTGCGCGTCGGGCACGTCGACGATTTCGTTGTACGCGCAGCGTTCTACTGCGCGGCTCTCCAAACCAAGACCGAACGCAACGCATTCAGAACCCAGATTGCCGGATATCTGAGTGCCGAGCAGCTGGCTCAGCTCGACAAGCTGATGGCGGCGGAATGGTCTCGCCTTCGTTCCAAATGATCCGGGGATCCAAAGTGACTTTGTCCAATACCGCTTCTGCACTTCGAGTGCGGCATCCGTTCGCGCGCAAGCTGGTCGCCAGCGCCGGACGGTATGTTGCTGGCCGGGCCAAATGGCGCCGGCTGTTCGATCGTGAGTCAGTCCTGATTGCGGGCTGATGCATGGCGACACTCGATCAGATCGTCGCCCAGCTCGCCGCAGCTGGACACCCGAAGTTGCCCGACGGCCATCCTCGGGTGTCCGAAGACGGAAGGCCTCACCGCTACGGCCCCGGCAAAAAGTTCTGGTACTCCATTCACAAGGTCATCCGTGCCGGGCAGGTGATCGGCTACATCGGTGCGTTTGGCCGATGGGTCGGTGACGACAATGGTTCGCAGACGTTCGCGTGGGAAGGCGAAGCGCTTGCGCCCGAAGACCTGGCCGCGACGCGCGAGCGACAGGCGCAGGCGGAGCGCGAGGCGGAGCGTAAGCGACTGCATGCTGCCAAGATGGCCGCCAATCGCGCGCGGCAGCAGTGGCAAGGTGCGGCCGTCGAGGGCGCGTCAGCCTATTTCGATCGCAAGCAGATAACGCCGGAGGGCGTGCGCTTCGATGCGGATGGCACGGTGTTCGTTCCGATGTACCAGTACGGCGCCGACGAGGCGCGCATGGTCGGCCTGCAGAAAATCACGCCCGATGGTGCAAAGCGCTTCAACACGGGGATGGAGAAAAAAGGCGCGAGCGTGTTGTTCGGCGCGATCGAAGGCGACGACAAGGTCGCAATGATCGCGGAGGGCTATGCAACTGGCCGCTCGATCCGCATGGCGACGGATGGAAAGATTCCGTTGCTCGTGTGCTTCGATGCCGGCGGCATCATGGGCGCGGCGATGTATCTGCGCGCGACGCATCCGGACCTGCATCTGCTGGTCTGCGCAGACGACGACTGGAAGATCGAGCAGCGCATGCGTGAACACCTTGCTGCCGACTATGGGTACGAGGGTGATTTCGAGATCGGCGCCGACGCGATCGAGATTCAGGCGAACAAGACGTCGTACATGATCCATGCGGAGTACAAGCAGATCAATGGCGGCGTTGGCTTCATCGAGCTCGCGATCTGGAACGACGTCATGCCGGAGCGCAGACGGCGGTTCGAAAACACCGGCCTCAAACGGGCGTTTGAAGCCGTCGCCGAAGTCGGCAACGCGAGCGTCGTGTATCCGCGGTTCGCGAATCGCGAAGACCGGAAGCTGACCGACTTCAACGATCTCCATTGCGAAGAGGGGCTGCACGTCGTCAAGGCGCAGATCGAGGCGGCATTGCTCGCGGCACTGGCGCCGGCCAATGAAGACATTCCGCCGTTTCCGCATCTGCACGCGGTCGAGTCTATCGAGGATCCGCTGTACGGCGACGCCGTTGCACTCGTACGGCAAGGCAAGCGCGCGACGGTCTCCGGCGTGCAGCGCGGCCTGCGCATCGGTCATAAGCGTGCGGTGCGATTGCTGGAGCAGATGGAGAAGGCCGGCGTCGTGTCGGCGCCGAGCGCGAATAACGTTCGCATGGTGGTCCAGTTGCACTCGGGCGACCGCGCGACATCGGCTGACGCAGACACACCGGATGCGCCCGACCACGACATCGAGAGCAGCGCGTATACGTGGCGTCAGCGGTTGCGGCGGGCGGAGAAATCCCACGCGTTGCTGCCATCGCTCGACAACGTTTTTGCGATCCTGTCGAACGACGAGAAGTGGAAGGGCGTCTTTGGCTTCGAGCAGTTCTCGCTCCGGGTCATGAAGCTCAAACCGCCGCCGTTTGACGGTGGCGAGGTCGGCGAGTGGACGGATCGCGACGATGCACGTTGCGTGCTGTGGCTTGGACAGACCTATTCATTCAGCCCGCGCAGCGACGTCGTGATGGACGCGGTATTTCTTGTCGCCGACCGCAATCGGTATCACGAGGTCCGCGACTATCTTGCCGGCCTCCAGTGGGACGGCGTCGAAAGGCTCCGCGCATGGCTTGTCCGCTATCTTCTCGTGGCAGACAGCGAGTACGTGCAGCTGGCCGGCTTCAAGTGGCTGCTCGGTGCAGTAGGGCGGGTGATGAAGCCCGGCTGCAAGATGGACAACGTCCTGATTCTGGAAGGCGTGCAGGACGCGGGCAAGTCGGCGGCGTTCTGGACGCTCTTCGGTCGGCAGTGGTTCACCGACGCGAACATCGTCATCGGTGACAAGGACGCATTTGCCGTCATGGCGGGCAAGTGGGTAATTGAGCTCGCCGAGCTGGATGCGCTGAGCAAGAGCGATTCATCACAAGCAAAACGCTTCTTCACGACGGCAGTCGACACGTATCGGCCGCCGTACGCGAAGCGTGCGATCGACGTGCCTCGCCAGAGCGTGTTTGCTGGAACCGTCAACTTCGATACGTACCTCAAGGACGAGTCGGGCAACCGGCGCTATTGGCCTGTCAAGACAGGCGCACGGCTTGATCTGCGAAGCCTTGCAGCCGATCGCGACCAGATCTGGGCGGAAGCCTACAAGACGTACTGCGAATGGGAGACTGCCAATGCCGAAGCGGGTGGCATCCTGCCCGCGCCGTGGCAGGTTCTGCCGGCAGAAAAGCCGTTGTTCTCGGCGGAGCAGGAGGCCCGGTATGAAGGCGACATTTACGAAACGATGATTGCGCGCTTCGTCGCGATGCTCACCAAGGTGACGATGGAGGACATTCTCGGCGATTGCCTGAAGCTCGAAATCGCGAAGTGGACGCCGAATGAGCAGCGCCGCGTCGGCAAGGCAATGAAGTCGCTCGGATGGGTGCGCAAGCGGGAGTCGACTGGTAACCGCGATTGGTACTACACCCCGCCAGATCCCGTTGACGCGCCAGCGCCGACGTCGTCGGCCAAGGTTGAACAAGCGGAGCACGACGACGATGCGCCGCTTTGATGTCCGTTCGTTCGCGCAGTTTTCGGTACTCGCCGCAGGCTTTGGCGCGCGCGTCAGCCTTCATCGGCGCGCTGCGTCGCGCGTTTCGGCGCGCTGCAATTCGTCCCGTGTCCCGCCGTCCCAAGCGCATCGCCTCACAGGCGTGCGCGTGATGCGTGCGACATGCGCGACGTGCAGGCGAGGGTGCGCATGTCGCAGGCGCCCGCGCGCAGTCGCCTCTTTTTTTTATTGGGACATTGGGACAATGGGACGGAATGGGGGCAAGCGATGATCGACCTCAAAGAGCAAGCCGGTGTCGCGATGAATGTTCGCAGCCAGCTAGGCGAGTCTGTTGGCGATCCGAAAGTAACTTTGGGTGCGCTTGCGTTCGCTGACGAACTGGGCAGCCTGTTGTGGCGAATGAAGTACGGACAGGACATTCGTCGTGCGGGGTTGCATCGTGCGACGCTGCTGCTTGCGAGCCGTATTCGTTCGTCGGGCAAGTTCAACCGCTCGAAATTCAATGGTCGCGATGCGAGCACGAATCGTGAGCGGCGAGCGGGCAAAGAACCCGAGCGCGTGATGACGGACATCGTCGAACGGTTCTCGCGACGGTTGATCGTTGAATGGGTCGCGGACCTGTGCGTGGTGTGTGGCGGACGCGGCATCGCGTTCGGGCATTCAACGGAGCCGACGACCGAAACCGTCACGTGCAAGCCGTGCGACGGAGAGGGCCGCGTACTTGAGCTCGAAGAGTACGTGCCGTTTCTGGCTGGACGCTTTGGTCCATTGCCGATACGCCACTTCGCGCGATGCGGGCATTGTCTTGGTCGCGGCGTTGTCCAGGTCAAGAAACAGGTGTCGCGAACGCACGTCTGCACCACGTGCGCTGGCACGGGTTTGGCACCTGTTGATGAAGCAGCGCGCGCCCTTGCGCTCGGCGTCTCGCTCGATGTCTACATGCGACATTGGGCGGCCTACTTCCATGGCATGCTGGCCGTGCTCGATCGCATTGATGGATCTGCGGCAGACGTTGTGCGTCGACGCACGCGATCATGAAGTATTGCAACTTCGTAAGACTTGATCTATATTTCGAGCCGTCCTTTACGGCGGCACTGGACATACGCTGGCACCGCGCGTTAGTCGTGCAAACCTCTCGGCGACATAAAAATAATCATTGGAGCCCGTTAGGTCATGTGGCGGCGTGCGCCTTCACGAAACGTAGAATCATCGAAGCCCTGAGTGCGAAAGCCTCGGGGCTTTTTCATTGGGCCATGCGATGGCACGTAGCTCGTTCTCAATCAAGGTCGACAGCTCGCAAGTCGACGTTGCGATTGGAGACAACATCAACCGGCAACTGCCCTTCATCGTTTCGACGTCGCTGAACGCTACGGCGAAGCAGGCAGGCAACGCGTTGAAGCAGGCAATGCAACACTACTTCGATCGGCCTACGCCATATACGATGAACGCGCTGCGTATCACGTACGCAACGAAGGCGCGTTTAATCGCGACGGTTGGCTACAAGGATGAGTCGTTCAAAGGTACGCCCGCGACAAAGTACCTGTTGCCGGAAGTCGATGGTGGTGATCGCTCGGCGAAGCGCATCGAGCAGCTGCTGCGTTACGCCGGTCTTCTGCCAAGTGACCGGTTCGTGGTGCCGGGCGATGCGGCAACGCTCGACCAGTACGGCAACCTGAACCGGGGCCAGTACTCGAAGATGCTCTCGCAGTTGCAGGCATCACGCGACCGTGCGCAGAACGAAACGAAAGGGTCGCGACGACGTGGTCGCAGTCGCGATCCGGCACGCGACGCACGCTACTTCGTCGGCCAGCCGGGCGGCGGCAGGGAACCGCTCGGTGTGTGGGCGCGCTATCAGTTTGCTTATGGATCGACCGTGCGGCCGGTATTGATGTTCGTCAGGGCGCCGACTTATGACGCGCGCTTCCCATTCGATGACATCGTGTCCAGCGTGGTCGATGAGAACCTCGACGCCAACGTGGCGGCGGCCTTTGCCCGTGCCTATGCGACATCGAGATAGGCGCGACCTATCGGCGAGGGCGTCGGGTGATAGGTCGTATCTATCATCTATGTATAATGATAGCCTATTGAGTGGGTCCTTCCGATAGACCCTCTCACACGGGTAATTCGAGCCCTGTTGTGTTTGTGATCTCAGCGCTTTTTATGGGTAGTCACTTGGGTAGTCAGGTAGTCACTTGGTGGGTAGTCGGTAGTCACCGACTGCCGTTTTTCCTTTGCGGGCGGAGTTTCCAGCATGGCGAAGCTTGGACAAAGAGCGTTCGCGCGGCACGTCGGCGTCACGCTGCGCGCGGTGCAGAAAGCAATCGAGTCTGGGCGGATCGCGATCGATGCCGACGGCAAGATCGACGCCGAGAGCGCGACGATCGCCTGGCGCCGCAACACTGACGAAACGCGCAAGAGCCTCACGGACCTTGCGCGTTCGAATCTCGCCACTGCGGCGGAAGACCCAGACACCTCGGCTGACTCTGACGACGGCGACTTTCCAGCTGGCGCGGCGAAAGACGATCCATCGCTTGCCCGCTACCGCGAGTCCCGCGCTGCGCGTGAGCAGACGCGTCACGAGCGCGAACTGATCGAACTTGACAGATTGCGTGGAAGCCTGATCGACGTGTCCGAAGCGCAGCGCATCGGATATACCGCGTTTCGCACACTGCGCGATGCCGTGCTTAACGTGCCGGTCCGCGTGAAAGACCTGCTGGCGGCAGAAAGCGATGCCGCGCGCGTCGAGATGATGCTCGACCGTGAGCTCACCGCCGCGCTCGCATCCATTGACTTCGCAGCGATGATGAAAGACCAGGACCCGGACGACGATGGGAGCGACAGAACAATTCATTCGGACGCTGCAGGAGGCCATCAAGCCTGACGAGAGGCTGGGCGTCGCTGCATGGGCGGAAACGCACCGCATCCTGCCGGAGAACAGTCCGGAGCCGGGCAAATGGCGCAACAGCCGTACGCCATACCTTGTCGGCATCATGGATGCGCTGTCAGGGATGCCGAGCAGGGCGACGCGCTACGCTCATGACGACGCTCGCGAATTCGACAACTCGTGGGTAGTTGAGGTCTACCAGATGAAGGGTCACCAGGTGGGTGGGTCGGCAGCTGGTGAGAACTTCATTGGCCGTGCGATCACGTCGGCGGCCGGCAACATTCTTGCCGTGTTCGCGACGAACGACGACGCTGAAAAATGGGAGATAGACCGCTTCGAACCGATGCGCTCGTCGACGCCCGAGCTGCGCAAGCGGGTCAAGGACTCAGGCACCAAGGGCAGCGATAACACGAAGCGTCGCAAGCGCTTTCCGGGCGGCATGCTTAACCTGGTCAGTGCCACGCGCGCGGGTCGCCTGAAGTCCACCACCGTGCGGTACGTGTACTTCGAAGAGCCGGACGAATACGAGCATAACGTCGACGATCAGGGCAGTCCGATCGATCTGGCTCGCAATCGGACAAGTAACTTTGGCCGGCGCGCGAAGATTTACGGCAACGGCACACCGACTCTTGACGGTGCGTCGCATATCCAGAAGCTGCACAACCAGGGCGATCAGCGAAAGTATTTCGTGCATTGCCCATGCTGCGGCC